ACACTTTCCATTAACATTTTTACAAAAGGGACTTTGTCATGGTACGTTCTAAATAGATCTTCAGCGTTCTCTTTCGATACACCCAACTCTGCCTGCAATTTATTTTTACCCATACCATAAAACAAACCAAGATTAATTGTCTTCGCTTGTGATCTAGGTATGTTAGCCATGTCAGCTACAATCTGGTGAAAGTCTGCTTCGCCTTCATTGTACGCATCTAATACTTCTTCTACACCATACAACCCATCAAGAGCTGCATAGTGTGTAACAAGACGTGGTTCTTGTTGTGAATAATCAAAGCAACCCCACGTCATACCTTCTTCAGGTATAAACAAACTTCTGATCCGTGGTCCGAGTTCTTTGTTACGTGCTGGTATCTGCTGTAAGTTTGGATTGTTGTAACTAAATCTACCAGTTACAGTTCCACCTTGATCTGATCTTATCTGATTGATTTCAGCATGTATTCTACCATTGTGTGAATGTTTTAATATTGTATCTATAAATGTTGTGTGTGATTTGTTTATCTCTCTTGCATGTGCAATTGCTTTTACAACAGGATCAGTTTGATTCTGTAAAAAGTTTTTAGTAAAGCTTGGTGCACCTGTCTTGGCTGTACGTTCAAATGGTAAGTTTCTTTTCTTAAACACTTCAGCAATACTTCTCGCTGCCCAGATCTGTACATCAATACCAGTTTCTTTGTATACTTGCTGTAGACATTGTTTCTCTTCAGCAACTAATTCTTCTTTGAGTCTGTGAGCTGCATCTAGATCAACACGTACACCCAGGAATCTCATGTCAACAAGACATGGAAATAGTTCTGTTTCAAGATTAAAAATGTCTTCTATGTCTTGGCTCATAATTTCTTTCTTCATCTCTTGCCAAAGTTTAAGTGTCAACACCGCGTCTTGTTCTGCATACTCACCTACATACATTGCAGGTAGTTTATACATCTCAGACTTAGCATCGATGCCCCAATGGTCTGCAGTTTCCTTTAATACAGCCTCGTTTTTGCCGATTCCAACGTAATCCCGACCCAAACTACCTAAATCGTATCGAAAGCGATTCTCGTCCACGAGAGAGCCAGCAATCATGGTATCTACTATCTTGCCCTGTATTTCATACCTTTCAGCCCTTAAAAAACATACATCGTACATAGCATTATGGAATATCTTAATTGCAGGTGTATTTAGTACATCTTGTAACCATCTAGTGACCATTCCATGGTCCATGTTACCACCACCTTCGTGACGTATCGGATAGTATCCTGCCCAATCATGCACAGCTACAGCTATACCTACTATGTGTCCTTTACTTGTTACAGATCCAGACCCCATAGTTTTTAGTTCTGGGTCTTTTGTTTCTAGGTCAATTGCAATCTCATCATACTTTGATAAATCAGGAAAAGACTCTGGTGGTATCCACTCTGTTTGTGGTTTAAATATTGGCTTCATGAATAATCCCTCTCCAGTATCATTTCTAAATAATGTATTGCCTTCTTTATGTCTTGCTCTTTCCCTTTCGACTGATGTCGACAGATATATTTTATAGCATTACCCTCCGCAAAAAGCAATTTGTTTTCGTTTATAAACTCTGCAGGCTGAATCTTCATCGAGCGATAGTGCTTCCCGCCTACCTGCTCTTCTAACGAATTGTATGTTGTGCCTTTAAATATATCTTTGTTTGTCATAGATTGTAAGCCTTCCTTGTTTGTGGTTCTATTATGTACAGATTGTTTTCTGTTCTTGTGCATGCAACATAGAATAGTCTGTTCATGTCATCAGAGTTTTTTTGATACTCATCAAACGCTGCACCGGCTAAGTCTGTAGTTACAACTACATTCTCTCTTTCATTACCTTTGACACCATGTATCGTAGATATTTTTATTCTAGGATTTTTAGTTAAGTCTTCACCAGAATCTATTAGTTTTCTAATTTTTGTAATGTGTTGATCACCTAATTCATCTAAAGCTTCGTACCATTCTGCTTCTGTTTGTAGTCCATATTTCTCTTTTAAAGTATCTATGTCATAGAAACCATCTTTGATCATACTCTTGAATAACTTCTTGTCCCAGTTCTTACTCATCTTGTTAAATATTTTTTTACAATCACTGTATGATAAGGGTACACCTGTTCGTAACTCATTCCATTTTTGTATAATTGTGTATAGATTTTTTATTGCAGGTGTAGAGTTTCGTCTTTGCCAATACAAATTCTTTTCATCAAGTATGTTGCCTATTTCCGGTAACATATAGTTAGCTTGTGCTAATACTAACCACTTACCTTGTTTGAAGTTTACATCGTGTAAAGTATTACATCGTTGTACAGATCCTTCGTCTTCTTTTGGTAGCCATTCTTTTTCTACTCTATTTGTGACTCGTTTAATTAATCTGTTTGCTAATGTAAAAGGTTTTTGTGGAACCCTTTGTGATTGATCTAATACAGTTCTCTCACCTTCTAAGTTTATAAATGTGTTTACGTGTGCACCGTTCCATTTGTATATGGCCTGGTCATCATCACCCGATATGTATGAGTCTTGTGATTTCTCTTCTATCTTTTTTACTAATCTCCATTGTATTAAACTTAGGTCTTGTGCTTCGTCAACAAACATAACTCGTAGTCTTGGTGCCTCACCACTATCTAAAAATTTTTCTAGCATGTCAGGAAAGTCAATCAAACCATTTTGTTCTTTGTATCTTTCTAGTTCTTCTACAATTATTTCTAATTTGTTTAATGATATCTTTGAGTTGTTTGCAAGATGGTAAAACTTTATAGGATCTAGTTCTTTTGATCTTGCTAAGTTTATTATTTGTATGTATGGATCTGTAGAATAAAACACACCATCATAGTCTTCATCTTGTTTTTGATTAAAGTCTAATTCTATTTCCATCTTCTCTGATAGTTCTCTGTAATGTTTTGGCTGCATCACCTGGTTTTTATTTATACCTAGTTGATTAAAACAAAACGAATGTAGTGTTTGAAAGTATGGTAGGTCATCGTAAGATAATTTAAATTTATCTACAGCTCTTTGTTTACCCTCACCTGCAGCATTCTTACTAAATGTAAAGTAACCTATCTGATCTGGTGGTGTTGATTCTAAAAAACTTTCTATGTGTCCAAGTAATGTATGTGTTTTACCTGTACCTGGAGGACCATAAATTATATATCGCATTAATAGTTCTCCTGCTTAAATGTTTTTGGTTTGTATGTTTCAGTCTTCTTGTCAAACCTAGCTACAACAAACACAGATAGTTTGTGTCTACCCACACGTTTAGTCGTACAGTTTAGATTATCTTTTAACATCTGTGATGTTCTTTGGTATGGCACCTTCCAATGTTTTCTTGATAAATAATTGTTAAAGAAATTGTCAAATACAAAGTGGTGATAACCGTCTCTTGTGTATGTACCACCGTTTCGTAAATCTTCGAAGTCGTCTTTCTGTATTCTGTTTACACAATAGTCCTCTAAATAATTACGTAATATGTCTTTTGTGCTTGTACCTTCTGCAGGTTCTGTAATCTCTGCATTTGTTAATAATATGTTTGTAAGTTTCTTCCAATCATTTGTTTTCAGTGTTGGTGGATTTAATCGTAATTGCTTCACACATTCTTCTTGAAACATAGTTTGATTTGTTAAATGTTTTGCTGAGTCTAGATATAATCTATCGCCGTCTACGTTCATGTAATAGTATGGCTCCTCCAGGTTAACAACTTGTAGATCTGTTAAACTAGGAAAGATTATCTCTTGGCCTATACCAAACTTTCTAGACTTACATAATTTTTTATCACACAAACTACACATTGGTTGATCACTACATTTGTAGCCCCAATCTTTTTTGTCGTGTTGCTTTGTAATTATATTTACTTCTGTATCTGATAGTGGTTGTTCCATTGCACTTTCGTTGAACAACATAATCTTTGTTTTCCAATTCTCTGGCCATTTAGATTTTGCATACACACCATAATGAAACAATGCATTGTTTCTACCACCTTCGCCTATTTTATTTTGTGCCATTAATTCTATACATGGCGGTCCATCCGAGTATGGTGTCTC